ACATAGACACCATCGTCTAAAATAATCATAATGTCCACTGGATAAGTATCTTTGCGCCACTGTAGTCTTTTTTTAATTACAGAAGCCAACTCGTTGGAATATCCTCAAACAAATGGTGCAACTTCCTTAAAACCTTTTGCCGTCTGATAAAGCCGTTGCATGATGGAGTTTTCCTGTAAATATTCCAGTCCTTTAAGCGTAATCCGCAGTTTGGAAACTGTCACGCAGGTTTCACCCGTTATATCGTATTTGATGGATACGCCCTTGATATATCCCACATCCGCCATCATTTCAATATAGCGGTTCCACCGCTCCTTACTTACGCCGAGCGCCTCCGGGCCTATCTGTTCAATATCGAACTCCGGGTAATCCATTGCCCTTTCCAGAACGGTCAAAATTTTATATACCGCCTTAAATGCGTCCATACGCCCTCCTATTCTGTATCGCCGAGGATTTCAATACGTTCAATTTCATCCTCATACAGGTCATATCCCCATCCGCTTCCCCCGATAGGGTCAACACTGATGTTTGCCCTTCCATCAGGGTCGTCATATTCCGGTGTAAATCCGTCATATTCTCCATCAATTGGAGCATGTCCATCCAGGAAATAGACTCTGATAATTTTTCCCTGATATCGATCTGGATTGTCGATTCTCATAGTCACCGCCTCCCGGAATATGGAACAACATGAACACCTTTTTTGCTATAATGAATTTTTGCCCTTGATGTCTCTATTATAACACCTTCTCGGTTCACTGTATAGCCTATTACCCGACCAGAATCAATTTTCTCTGAACTGTTCCAACCACCGTTTTTGTCAAGTCCAATTTCCCCATGGCCCGCTTGCTCATTTACAATTTTTTGTAATTCCTCTTGCGAAATTGTGATAACACTACGCCCTGGCAATGCAGAGCCCACCATATGCCTAGATTGCTTCTCCGGGTTAATTGTAAGTGGATAGTCACCACGGCGAATTGCAGCACGAATTGGTGCTTCCAAATCCCTTTTTACTTTCAGTTCTACAGCCTTTTTTCTGGATGCATCATCCACATACTGAACCCGCATCCGCTCCCGCTGCTCAGGCAATCCGGCGGCTTTGCTGAATTGCCGATACTTCTCATTGAGGCGGCGCAGACGAATGCCAGCGGCCTGGGCGTCCTCCTTCAGCCCCGCCTCCTGGAACGCGGTCTTGAGACGCTTCTGCTTGCGGATGGTGCGCTCAATCTGCCGCTGCTTCTGGGTGGCCTCATAGGCGGTGTACCTGCGGCCCTCAAACTCGACAGGCGGCGGGTCGATGTTCTCCAGCTCCTTGTCTGTGTAGGTGCGCTCGGAGACGCCCTCGATAAAGGGCCAATAGGAGTGGCGGCAATTAGCCCCGCCGATACCAGTCACATAACCGTAGCCGCATACCCGTTCAAAGTCTGGATACCGGCCCTGGGAAGTGCGCGGCTTTGCCTTCCACCGGTACACCTTCCCCTGCCATTTCTTATGATTCTCCCACCCGTTGGGGCCATCCACATCCCGCGCTCCAGAGTGGGCCGTGACCTCCACCAAATCGGTCTCCAGGTAGTCCATGGACTGCTCCCGGTACTTCTGGTTGAGCTGATTCACGCCGGTCATGGTTGCCCTTCTGACGGCCACGTCCACGTTGTCCACATGCCCGCTCTCATAGGAGACGGTTTTCAGTCCTCCCTCCGCCAGCTCCCGGACGGCCTCCCGGATGGCCTGATCGTAGCTCACCGCCCCAGACTGGACCTGGAGCAACGCGGAATCCAGCGCCCATTGGTAGGCCTTAGCGGACGGGAGCATGACTCTGTGCCGCCCCTGCCGCACAAGGAACCCCATAGATTGGGTAATGTTGCGGTATGTGCCTTTGGTCTGCTCATAGATGGCCCACATGTCCTCTTGGTCCACCATGCGCTCGGGCGCGGTCACGCCGGCCAAGTCCACCAGCTCAGTATAATACGCCTGATTGCGCTCCACCACATTGTCCAAAAGCTGCTCCAGATGGTCCATACCGGTATCGGTGGTCTTTGCAATGGCCTTTTTGATGTCCTCCAGGCCGATACCGTGGGCACGGAGGGCGCGGATATCCTGAACCGTCACCTCATTGAGCTGGTCCGCAATGTTCAGCCGGGAGCAGATTTCTTCCAACAGTTTCAGTTCCAATGCACGAAACAGCTCGGCCAGCTCTTCGGGGAGGGCGTCCAATATCTCAGGCTGAAAGGGGTAGTTGGGCATTTATTCCACCTCGCGCTCCCCTTCCGTGGTCAAGTCCTCCATATCCGGCAGCATTCTTTTGGCGGTCTCTTCGTCCTCGCCAAAGTAGCGCATACGGTACTCCACCGGCCCCATAACGGAGGCGTGAAGGAGCTGGAGCCCCATCGCCATATCCTGCCGTTTGGTCTCAGGGTCGTCCAGGACGCCGTCGCCCCAGTGGTAGTCCGCGTGATACGCCCCCGCCGGGGCCAGCCGGGCCAGGTCGCACCAGGCGTCCATCGCGTAGGCCAGGCCGTCCAGGGTATCCTGGAACGCCTTTTGAATATCGCCCTCGGTCACGTACTGCCGGTGCTTCGTCATGATTTCTTCCGTTGCGGTTTTGTTGACGGTCTGGGGGTCAGAAATCGTCCCGAAGGCGAGTCCCACGTTGAACTCAATGATCTTTAGAATATATTGCAGTCCGCAGTACATGGAATCATTGCGCAGCTCCGGGCTGAACTGCTCAAAGAGGTTTCCGTCCCTGGTGAATCCCCCCTTCAAAAACAGCCGGTCGGCGATTTGTCCCGCGTCGATCTGCGTCGCGTCGGAGAATATTTTCCGCTCTCCGCTCTTGAACTCCCACAGCATACGCTCCCACTGTTCATCGGCCTCCCTGATACGGTCCGCCACCGAACCGGAATACACGGATACGCCCAGCGGGGAATCGGGTTCCTCCTGGTTGGACATGGGAGGCTTGAAGTAGGCGAACAGAGGGGCCGTCAGGTTTTCAATCGTCTCCCGCTCCGACAGACCGGCCCACTCCCGCACCGCAGACAGCGGAACAGGACGCCCGATGCCCCCGCTCTGGCCGCTGCGAAAGGCGTGGTTCTCCACCACGTAAACACAGCTTCCGTCCTCACGGGTCTGGAAGTCATGGTACTCCAGCTTGACAAACCAGTCCTTGCCCTGCCGCACCGGCCGGCTCTCAAACACACCGCCGATGGCCTTGCCCGTGCCGTCAAAGCGGGTCGGAGTAAACCGGGTAGTAAATGCGTCCACCAGAATCCGTCCGTGGTCCGGGTAGGGCTTCAGGGCCACGCCCCCCAGGCAGAGCCCCAGCTCCAGCGCCCCGCCGAACTGCGCCGCCGCCTGCTGCATCTGTTGGTTGATGTACTCCGCCCTTGCGCTCCCGGATATGGATACAGAGAACTCAGTCAGCGCGTGCCGGGCCAGCTCCCGCCCAATGGCTCCAGGGAGCCCCAGAGGCCGTATGCACGCGGATTCCCAGGGCGGGTGATTGGTGTACATAGCCCACCATAGATTCCGGCTGTCCGCCATCTTCCGTGAGACCGCAGGCAGCACGCCAAATTCCCGCTCAATGATCCCGGCTGGAATAATCTCTTGATTCCGTTTTGTATAGCCGAACTGATTCAGCGCCCAGTCGATGAAGCCCATGCTGTGTCCTCTCTGCAAAAATAAATCCCCGCCACCTCATATGAGATAGCGGGGAGGATGCTCTATTTTTCTGTCTCTTCCTTTGCTATGTCAGCACGAATCAGACCTTTGATATAGCCTTGTTTGCTTGGAACCTTGGATAGCTTTCCCAACACATCTTTGTCGGTATTGTGGTTCAGATTCATCACAATACGGGTCGTGTTTTCCGCTACCCATTTTTGGTGTGATTTCATCGTACCAATTCCTTTTTGAGGGGGGCGGCAAAACCGCCCCGTATTCCTCAATCCTCCAATGTGTTTTGCAGGTCTGTCAAAAGCTCTTGCAGGATTGCCCGCATTGTGTCGATGTCTTGCGCCGCAATCGCTTTTTTCAGGCTTGCAATCACCAGCCGCAGGAATCCACCAAACTGCTTGTCCGTCTGGCCCATCTTCACACCCCCCTTTCCTTTTGGATGTTACCATTATACAATGGATGTACATCCACTTTCAAGAGGTTTTCATAAAAATTTCCCGCTATCTCGATATGAGGTTGTCAAAGTACAAGACTGTTGGCAGCTATATACCAGCGCCACGCACTTCCCGCTCCATAATTGTGGTGGAAAAGTACCTGATGTCGTCCATACAATTGTGTACAACGATACCGCCGTTAACGGAAAAGTTGTGGTATTCGTCCACTTCCATATTATAGACCGGCTGTCTGCCCATTGGAATAATTGCTTTTACTCCTACGAAATTGATGGTAGCAGTTTTTGGAACAGAACTTTTTTGCGCCGTATTTATTTGCTCTAAACTCTCTGCCGCAGTAAGCGCAAATTCTCGTTTCATCATCAACCCCGCTTTTATTTCTTGCCGCAGTTTTGCAGGCATTACAGCAATACTTGTTGACACCCAAAGGCTTCTTCCAGAAATGCTTCCCACAGTTTTCACATACAAACTCTTTTGGCATAAGACTTAAAACTGTCTCCTTTGCGTGCTTAGAATGCCACTCACGCCCTTCTTTGCTCCCGTGCCACAGAGATGCTTTGGGACGAACCTTTTTCTCCAGGTTCTCAGCCATTTTCTCTCGATGGTTGGTTGAATATTTAAGAAGGTGGTATTTTGAATGGGTGATACCCCGTGTACAAACAAGATTTTCGATCTCGTTGTTGCTTTTGTCTTCATCCTTGTGATGGACGTGAAACCCTTCTCTCACTGGGCCATTAAAGTGCCGCCACACATAGACATGAAGCCGCTCCCGCCTACCCTCATGTGTCGGTTTTGTAGACAAGTAATATCCTGTCTTTGCGTCCAACGTAAATTTATAACCATCAAAGAGTGCTATTTTCTTGTCTTTGCTATACGTTATGTTCACCATATATGTCTCCAATACACGCGATTTCATCATCCGTGCGCAGGTCCTTTATTTGTACCCATCCACGCCGGGTGAGTATCGGGTGATCTGCCGTGGCCATAACGCTCCGGCCATCGGCAAGCGTTACCCCGAATACCTCGGCCTCTTTCTGCGTCATGCGAACATCACGGAAAACGCCTATTTCTTTGCGATTTCCATCCGTACAATAAACACAACCCGTTTTTCCGACAAGCTCGTCAATCCGAACCGGACCGCACACAGTATCAACCAATGTGTCTCCAGTCAGGCAGTGGTCGTTCTCTTTGATAACGGTGTCCTCACCCGCCTTGGTGTCCCAGCGGTAGGAGCGGAACTCAGCAATACAGTCCGTACAGTCCCGATGAATGTTCAGCCGCCCGGCCTGGAGCAGAGAGGCCGTCAGACGTATCCCATCCAACACGCGGTTGTCCGCGTCCCACACAGCAAACCGTCCATGCCGGCGAATTGTAGCCTTGAAGCTGGCAGCCGAAGGGTCTACGACGACTCTCTCAATCCGCCGGTCCCCGGCCAACGCCTCCAGGCCTGCGTAATGCTCTTCGTCGGTGAGCTGGCGTTTTCCAGGCTCCCGGCTGTTGTAATAATACTCCCTGACCCGGTAGGCCGTCCCCTTCCACAGGCACCACAGCCCCGCCGACGTGGGATTCACCGTTCCGTAGTCCACGGAGATATACCACCTGCCGCGCTGGAGCGCTTGCCAGGGGATTTCATCCACCACATGGAGTCCTTCGCTGAACATGGGGTAAACCAGCCCCTCAGCGATGCACCGTTCTCCCAAAATGTCCCGCCGGTACCAGACGCTTGTCGGGTCATACTGGGCTTTGATTTCATCCCGGCGCTCATCGGAGATAGACAGGTTATCGTCAATGGTGAAGTGCTCATACAGGTAGCCGGGGAGATTTGTTTTCTGGTAGTGGTCGATGTAATCGCTATAAATCCGGTGGTTTGGATTGCATGGGTTCAAGTCCCACAGCACCAGCGGGTCCAGCGCCGCCGCCTGACGGCCAAAGGCCACCTTGATAAAGCTCTCCCGGCTGTCGTCGCTGTCGTAGTGCTCGTTAATCTCCGTGGCAATCCACAGCCCATAGGAGTTGCCCAAGATACGCTTGTAGCTGTCGGCCTTTCCGCCCCCGGCAAACACAACCACCTTCTCACCGGTCTGGGTGTAGAGGAACAACGCCTCATTGTCCCGGTACTTCCCCCACTTACATCGGCCACGGAACAGGGCCTCCAGGCCAAAGCCGTTGCATACCCCGATATTCAGCTTCGCGTTGCCGATGGTGGAGCCGCTGGCCAGGTGAATCTTGTCCCGGCAAAGCTCCAAATGTGCGGCGGCGATAATGCAGTGGTCGATGGTCTTGCCAGACCGGATTGCCCCCTCCGCCACACAAATGCGGCTTTTTATGGCATTGTGGATATAGTGCTTGTGCTTGTCCGAGAAGTCAGACCAAGGGATGGTTTGGGTGAGGATCATGTGATATACGGTTTGAATCCGTGAGCAACCAGCCAATCATGTGACTTCTTTTTTTGTTCGGCTGATGCAGAATTAATTTCAATAATCGCTTTGTGAACGCCTGCCCAGAACACCGTTTCGTTTCCCGGGCAAAATCTCACTTGGTATTTCTTCATATATGCCTTAATTTTCTTCTCGTCCAGAGAAAGTAACGCTTCATCGCGCTCCTTTACGAACTTCTCAATATCCATCTTCTCACCTACTCAATTTCTCCGCCAGCGCGGTCAAATCCTCCACGGCGGTCTGTTGTTTGTTCTGCGGCTCCCATGTGCCGAAATGCTTTCCAAGCAACTCAAGAGCCTTAACTTTATCGGCCAGCTTATATTTCTTGATGAATCCCACATAGTTCCCATCACTATCTGCAACATCCTGCACATCTAGGCCAACCAGCGCAGCGGCGGTATCGTCGTCCAGCTTTGATATGTCTAACGGCTTCCCGTTTTTATCGAACATCTTCCGAATATCGAAAAAAGCCAATTTCGCGGTTTCCTGCAAAACCATATCCTGGGTGATTTTGGTTCGTTTCTCGCGCTCCTGTATGGCCTGATTTATTGCAGTTTCAATCTGAGGTTTTCTAAGGTTTTCATAACCAATAACCTCAGCCGTCTTTTTGCTGTATCCGGCCCTGATTGCAGCGGCAGTGGCATTGAGGTCCACCAGATATTCTTGTACAAATCGTTTTTGCTTCGGCGTTAATGCCATCACCACCACCTCTCCTCAAAATCCAAAATACTTACAACTTTACCCTCTGGACAAAACCACACTTTTTACAGCGGTATGTCTGACGGTGTTCCGTCCCGCCCCATGGATCAGTAGTCTTTACCAGTGCTAGAAATTCAAATTCATGCTTGCAGGCGCACTGTCGGAAATAATTACAGATTGTTCTTAGCATTGGATGTTTCCTCTTTTATCTCAAAAATAACCTATCCAACATAATTCCCGCAGCACCCGCCATAAAAGTACGGCGGATATTGCGCCGGATACTGCACACAGCACTGTTGCAGCGAGTTTATCACTTGCGCTGTCTGTTGCGCTTGCAATGCTTGCGTTTGCAAGCTTGCGGTTTGATCCATCAAAGCGTTGATTGATGCCCTCGTGTTCTGCATCTGGGCAAACAGGTTAGGATTATATGCTGGTATGGATTGGCAAGGATGATACGACACATTTTGATTGACCGGCTTTGGCGTCTTCCTGCTGATCCACTCCAGTTCCCCGTCCTCGTTCAGCCGCAGCCCATCCAGCCCCCACCAGAGGATAATAGTTTGATCTACAGGCTCCTGCTGCTCCAGAATATCAAGGGCGGCTTGCTCTATGCGGGCATAGTATTCGGAAATTACAAATGGCTCTAAATGTTCTGGTAGTTGTTCTTTCTGTGTTCTGATCCTCAATCCGACATGGTAAATCAGTGCAAATAATCCCATCAGAAACGGTACAGCTAGAGCCGCTATGATTGTCACCATCACTTCAAAAACTCCTCCCACAGCCGCAGGAACAGATACCGCAGCTTCTCCGGGTCAACCTTGCGCTCCATCATCCAGGCCCGGAAATCCTGCCACAGGGTCTCGCTCTCAGCTGCGTGCTGCTCCAGGTCACGCTCAAACAATTCGGGCTGATAGCCGTACTTGCTGGAGACTTCACCCACACGGTGGCGACGGATACGATCAGTCATCGAACTCCGCCGTTGCAAAATCAATCTCAGGCATACCCAAGCATTGAACAAAATCTATCGCTTGGTCCATCATCTTCCAATCTTGCGCTTCCTGAGATTCTTTTTCATCATCCACCAAAACTTCCATGGTTGCCGTCATGTATATTGTTACAGGTCTATAGCGTTCCATCGTTTCCTCCAATCCTCAGCTGCTCTGGATAGGTCTCTGTCACCAACATCACCCAGCGGGACGTGGTGATTTTGTGGCGGTTCATTATAAATGCGCCCCGATAATTCCTCGCCCTTTTACTGGTTCAAATGCTTCCCTGCACCCATCTGGATCACCACATCCGGGCCAAAATCCCCGATGACAAAAGGTTTCGTCGGATAAATCATCAACATCAAAGTGCGCACAAAGTTCGCATTGATATGCCTTGATTTTGCTTTTGTCATTTTTGCAAAGTTGTATTTTGCTCCCGTGCCTTACTTCGCTCCCCTTCACTTTCTTGCCCTCCAAATTCTCTGTTGGTTATCTTCACCGCATAGCGTTAAATCTCACAATCATCAAGGCTGAATTATCCTAAAACCCACTCCGCAGTCTGCTACCCAACGCCTAGACACCACTGGTTGGTCTGCGTTGCCCCCTTACGTCCACGGCCTCGCTCTTACTTCGCAGGGACAGTCTTGATAATCACGGTACATCTCAACCCCTCCGCAGGTGTCGTCTGTCGGAACCGTAAAACTTTAAAAGCCGGGGTCAGCCAGATAAT